GCGGAATTTCCCCATAATGCCCGCGTTTTTTAAAAAATAATCTCTTATTCTTGTAATCACTACCAACAACGATTGGTGTCCCGTCATGTCCTCGCTGTCGTCCTTGATTGCTATGACGATTTCAACCGTTGTTTTCTGCGGATCGTCAGCGTTCTCGATCTCTCCGGCGCGTGTCTTAACAATGCAACACGGGAAATATCTGTCGCTTTCGTCATCCTCAAATTCCGTTGTTAATGGTATATCGTGTAAAAATACTTTCATTCCGCCGCCCTTAAAGATTGTAAGGTTCGGCAGTATTTCGCTTTCGATAACGTCTTTTATGGCGTTCTGCAATTCGATTTCTGTCATGATCCTAAAATCCTTTCAAGCTCTTTTTCAATATTTTCATATAGTTTCTGTAGCGTTTCATCTTCCATCGTGCCGAAAGTCTGCGGATTTCCGTGCATTACAGGGCTTGATATAGACGCCATTTTGTCAATTGGAAAGCGTGTTGAACGCCTACGCACAAATATAGTGTCCCCCATAAATGCTTTATTGCCGTATTTGGCTACTGTCTGGCGCCCGTGCGTCGTGTTGATTACTGCGCTTATTCCGCGCTTTCCGACGTAATGATTAAAGTGCGTCATTGAAATATTTTCGCCCCTGTCCTCCAGTATCGCCTCAAGATTTCCCGTTGTCGCCTTGATGAAATTCAAAGAATTTATGTCACTTTTCGACGTGTACATTTTCTTTGTTATTCTTTCATCTTTCTTCTTTGCTTCTTTCGCCGTCTTGTTGATTGCTGTGCGTATCACCATGGGTGCTTTTTTTTGCAAGTCACCGAGACGGCGTTGCACATATTCAAGCGCTTCGTTCAGATCTATATATACCTCTATGACTTTTGTGTACTTCATCGCGCGCCCGTCCTTTGCAGATTTATTTTATACATTCCGTCTTGCTCCGACACTGCCAGCACCGTATATTGTCGCCCGTCAAGCTTTAATCCTGTCCCGACTTTCGGCTTGCCGAAATCATCTGTAGATACATATAAGGCAACGCCGCCGCTGTAAAGTCCGCCCGCGCGCTCCTGCGCGCCTTGACCATGAAAACTTACATTTATTTCACCGTCAAGCAAATCATCATCAAGAACGGCGCACACCTCCGCGCCGTTCAGTGTGTGCGTTTCCGCGAACTCCTCGGCGTTTAAAAATGTAGCTTTGACGTCGTTTTTTAGGATCTCTTTAAAATTCATCCGTTAAGTCTTACAGCAACGACGCCCGCGTCCGCTCCGGCGTCTGCTATTGCTACGCCAATAGCCGGGGACGATCCCGCGGTCGCCGTTGCTGTGTCGCTCTCCGCGTCATAGTACACCTTTGCGCCCGCCGTGATCTCGCTTGTGTCCTTTGGTATCGCCCACACGCCGCGCGTCGCAAGTGTCCCAAGGTCGCCCGCGCCTATTCTGCACGCCGCCACGCCGCAGATCTCGCCGAGTGTCACAATTGTTCCGGCGTCGATTGTTTCCTCCGTCGGGTTTACATAGTCGATGTTATCGCCTCTGTTGATGTATTCAGCTTTCATTTTTTACCTCCTATACTCCTATTACTATTTTTACTTTGCCGTCCTCGTCGGCTGTAATATCTATTGTACCAATATTGATATTGTAATACTTCCGCACTCCTGTCACTATGTCAACAGTTGCCTTCGTCTGGAAGATCGGAAACGGCTCGTCAATTATGCTAAAATCTAAGCCGTATTCCCGCATTTGCGGCAAGCTTCCTTTCGGCGTCCGACAGAAAAATATAATATTTTTCCGCAATAACTCTGCCTCCGCGTCTGTCATTGTGCTACTTGCAATTTCTACAGCGTCAATCGTCACTAATATTCCTCCAGTGTCATTTCAATTTCCGCGCGCGTGATAATTCCGTTGTGCAGCACCTCCGTAAATTTTTCAACTGCTTTGGTACATACCCACTTGTTATGCCCGTATACCTTTGTACCGATCACAAGCTCCGCCGCATATCCCTCGTTTACCCACCTTGCTATGTCAGCGAGTAGGTCGCGGATATTCGAATTAAAACGCTGATCTAAGAGCATGGTAAATGTCACCGTTCCAACTTCCGCGCCAAGAAACACGCTTTTCGGTCTGTCCTCGGTATTTGCGGGATAGTATTTTTCATACCGTCCCGCGACCGTGCGCTCTATGTCTGTGGGGTATTGGATCCAATTGTCATTGACTTCAAATTGCAAATAGCCCCAGTACCCTATCAATCGTCAATCTTGATTTCAACACCCGGATTGCGGCAAATAGCCTGCGGGTGTAACATCGAGACGCCAAAATCAAAATATACATCCCACACAAAGCCAAGCGTCCCCGGAACTTCCGAGCGTCTTATAGTTGCCTCGCGCTGTCCGTTGAGGTAGTCCACCTGTATAAATTCGCCCTTAACGCCCATAAACCACGGGATCGGCTTGCCTTCCTCGATCATGCCGTTAAGTGTCACGTCTTCAACCACTGTAAAATTGTTGTTGTAATACGGGTTTATTGTCGTGCCTTCCGCGCTGTAAAATGTCGGGGTGCCGAGTATCTTCTGCACCTCAACGCCTAAGCCGAGCGGTACAATGAATAAATTCGGCGCGAGTGCAAGCTGATTTCCTGCCTCGTCCTTCTGTAATCCTATCATGAGGATCATTTTTTCAATCGCTTCAAGTGTTACGCTTGTGCCTGCCGAAAGTGTATTTTTTCTGTCCTTCGAAAAAAGGATCTTGCCGTCATATATCTTATTATTATTTAATAAAATATCATAAACAGCCTCGTTCTGCGTCCGCATGGACATCTCCGCATATCTGCGCGGCATAGTCGTCAAAAGTCCAATATCATCATCGATAAACGCTTTACGCGACATTGTGAACTGTCTGCCGTAAGTGTCAAGCTGGCGTTCCGGCATTGCAACGTCCTGCGGCACATACGCTCTTAATTCGCCGTTTTCCGGTACCCTTTCGAGCTTTCCGCCAAGGCTCATAATGTACTCATGATTTGTCGTTTTCTTAAAGTTCGGCAACGTTCCGAAACGTACAAATTTATCAAATGACACGCGCGCTTTGTTCAGTCCCTCGATATAAGACTTCTGAACTACCTCCTCCAATATTGCGGGGAACTCGCTTTCCGGATTATAAAAATCACGCTGCACGGCTGAAATAAATTCTTCCGTCCCCATGTGTCTGTAATTTGTCGCGCCGTGTTCGCGCGCCATGCACTCGATCGCTATGTCCTTGATCGTCATGCCTCTGTAGTTGTTCGCGCCCTCCGACGGCTTGTCCAACTGTCCGCCCCCGCGTAAGATCATGCCGTCAACCATCGCACGTCTAAGCTTGTCGCCCTCGTCGCGTACTGTAGTTATTCCGGGTGTCACGGGTGTGGACTCCGCCATTTTCTTTTTCAAAATCGCGTTCGCCGTCTGCTCGACGCTCAAACCTCTTGCCAGATAATCCGCCGCGTCATAGCCAAAATGGCGACACATATTTGCGATTGTTGCCGCCTGCTCCGTTGTGAGCGTCGCGCCCTGCGCTCTCGCTCCCTCGTTCGGTGCCTCCGGTGCTTTCGGCGGTTCCGGCTGCGGTGTTTCCGGTGTCTCCGGCTCTGCCACTGCTCTCTTTCCTCCGCCTTCCTTTCCTGCCTTTTCCGTCAGCGCGTCAATTATGATCTGCTGCGCGTCAAATTCGCGGCGTTCATCTTCTGTTAAATCGCGGTTTTCAGCTTTCGCCGCCCCCGTGATCTCGCGCTGTCTGCTTAATGCTTTTTCTAATGCGTTCAATCTTTTATCCTCCTTGCATTAATTAAATTTTGATTTATCTTAATTTGATAATCACGATAGTTTTTCATATGCCCGCTTGCCTGCTCCTGCTCCATTGATCGCCCGACGCCAACGGTGATGTCCGCGGGGACGGAAACAATAGATATTTCTAATGGTTCCCACTTTGTCGCCGTGTACGTCACTTGTAAAGTTTCGCCCTTGCCTGTTGCTGTCCGTGTCTGACTGTGTACCACGTAGCCGACTGACGTACTTCTTAATGTGCCGCTTTTCACCTTATCATAATATACAAGGCTTTCCGCGTCGTCGTCAAATTGTACCCGTGCAATTCCGCGTTTATTTTTGACTTCGGCTTTTAGGATCTTCCCGACAACTTTGTCGCGATCATGGTTGTATAACAAACACCCTGTTGTATTGATCCTTTCGAGCATTACAGCGTCCTTTTTGTGGCTCAATACCTCATAAGCGCCCCAACGTTCGACAGGCGTTTCAGAGGAAAACGACAGTTCAACAATTCGCTTATCTTCATCAAGTACGCGCAGCCCGCTTGCGTCAATGTCAATTTCGCGTTGCTGTATGCCGTCAAATCTCCTTTTGTCCTCCATTGATTTCTTCACCCCCTCCCATGTACGGCAGCGAGGTTTTTAACCCAATTTCCGCCGCATATGCTTGTATTTTCTTCATCTCGTCAAGTACAGTTTTGTAGTCTTTGCCTTGCTCCGACCAGATGTCAGCAAGTGTTTTTTGACCGCTGTCAAGGGACACTTTATTTGCGTTTGCCTCCTTGTATGGATCTATCCACTTCTTTGGTTTTTTGTTCCATTCGTGCGCCGTGTATTTGTCGGGATCGCTCCAGTAATCGGATCCGACTTTTAGCACGCCCGCCAGTATCGCAGACGTCAAAAATTCTTTGTAAATTTCGTCATAAAATTCGTCAAGCAGTTTCACCTGTTCCGGCTCAAAAACTTCCTCGTCCTCGATCATTGCTTGCCTTGCGCTGCTGTAGTTGGCTTCTGATAGATCGCGGCTTGCCGCCTCATAACTCACGCCCTGTCCCGCACTTATAAGCCGCGACATAAGTTTCACAAACGAGCTGCCGTCCGTCGCAGACGCTCCGGGGTTTACGACTTGCAGATCGTCCCCGGCGTTCAAATCCGTAACAAGCCCCGGCGTTAATTCTATTTCGTTATAATCTTTTTTCTTTCCGCTCTGCGCCGATACGCCCAGACCGCCCGACGGCAAAGCCTTTTTGATAAACACGGATAAACACGCCGCTATTCGTTCTTTCACGCTTGCCGCCTCGATATAGCCGTTTGTTTCCTTAATTCGGCTTATCGTCGCCGCCATTTCCGGCATTTCGCGGATCTGCGACGGGCGAGTTTTCGAAAACATAAATATAACGTTTTCGGCGGGGACATATCGCGCAGACATTGACGTGTAGCCCTCTATGTCGTACTCTCTTATCCAGTACCCGACCGCCTTATTATAGCTGTTGTATTCCACGCCGCCGACAACTCTGTTTCCTGCGGTGCGCGGCGCAAATTGCGCCGTGTCGAGTTCATCG